ATTGGTTCACATGGCGGCTGTTCCTCCTGCGCCGATGGCTCCAACTAATGGAGTTATCACTATCTTATTTACGACTGCGGATGTCATTTCTGATAGTGTTGTAGTAAAGAATGCGGCTGGAACAACAACATTGGTAAATGGTGTCAACTATATTCAAGGTTATGACAGCAATAATAACTTCCTCATTACGATCCTTGATACTCCAGTTCAGTCCACTTATCAGGTTGGCTATAACAAGGCCATGCCCTCAATGGTCACGTATACGAATATCATCGGTGGTACTGATGCCAATAATAATAATAGTGGTTTGTCCGTCATCAACGATGTATTTCCACAGACGGGAATCGTTCCCGGCATTTTATATGCGCCAGGATACATGCAGAATCCTACAGTTGCTACCGCCGCAGATGCCTTAGTCCAATCGATTAACGGAGTGTTCAAGGCTCGGACTATCATCGATTGTGACAATCCCAGCACCTGTCGAACTCCTCAACAGGCGTTTACCTTCAAGACCACTAATTCAGTGGTCGATAGCCGCGAAGATTTGGTTTGGCCTCCGGCTTGTTTCAATGGTACTCTTCAGTTCCATTCGGGAACGTTGGTTTCAATTCTTGAGGGAGTAGTTACCCAGAATCCTGCGCAAGGAAACGGTATTCCATATTGGTCTGTCAGTAACAATCTGCTGCCTATTACAGGTGTGGGATTGTCTGATGGAACTCCAATCACTGTTCGTCAACCTGATGCTACGTATTTGAACAATCAGGGGATTATGACGATCATCAACTACCAGGGAGGGTGGTTCACATGGGGCAACCGTACTGCGGCTCAGGGGATTTCGAATGATGTTACTCAGGTTTTCGCTATTGTTCAGCGGGAATTGGACTGGATCAGCAACACTATCGTGTTGACTCTGCGTCCATGGGTGGATAATCCAACGAACCAACGGTTAATCGAATCGATTACTTTGACGGCACAAGTGTGGTTATCTTCGCTTGTGAGTGCTGGTGCATTACTGGAAGGTGAGATTGAGTTCTTACAAGCGGACAATCCGTTGAATCAGTTGCTGAATGGAGTGGTTGTATTCCATTATCTATTGACTCCTCCGATACCGGCGGAAGATATTGAAAACAACTTCGAGTTCGACGTTACTGGATTGAACAATTTGTTCAGTACGATCAATGCAAGTGGTCAAACTGGGATTGCCTCGGGTGGTGGTTTATTAGTGCATTAAAATTTGACATAAGTCAAAAAAGGAGATTCATATGGCTTTAATGCCCAACCAAACTAATAACTTCCGCATATACGTGGATGGTAATCTATTCATCGGTATAGCGGAAGTCACACTACCCAACTGCGTCAACCAAACAGATGAACTGCGGGGTGGTGCGTTGGCCGGTCCAATTCTGGTGCCGGTCATTGGTCATTTCGAAGATTTCACTTTGACAATGACCTTCTTTGCTCCGTTCCCAGGATGTGAAATCTTCCTGGCACAGGAGAGTCACAACATCGCTTGTCATAGCGTGGTTCAATATGTGGACACAGCTTCGGGAGCATTTAGTAAGCTCCCATGGAATTATCTTTTCACCTGTACGCCGAAGGAATTCAATCCCGGCAGGCTACAACAAGGTGGAAAGCCTGATATGACTATTGCTCGAACGGTGACAGCGTATCAGATCTTTGATAATAATAGTCGAGTGTTTTACGCTGACAAGATGAATATGATCTGCAATGTGGATGGAACCGATTACCTAGAACAAGATAGAGGCTGGTTATAATATGGAAGAACAAAAAAACGGAGAAGTTAAGAAGCCTGAAGCGGTTGATCCGATGGTTAGGCTAAAAAATCCTCTCAGACTTCCTGATGGGAAAGTATTTGAGGAATTGTCTGTGGACTTAGACAAACTAACGCTGGGAGACTTGCATACTCTAGAAGTGGAATATGCAGCATTATTTCCCGGTATTTCACCAACGAATGGAGTTTTTATGACTGACTCCAAATATCAAGCGTTGGTGATTGCTCGTGTGAATGGTATAGTTTATGACCATCTGCGAGCATTAAATGCCAGAGATGCATTCAATGTTGCTGGGAGGATGGGACGTTTTTTAGCCGAGTCGGTCTGAAAGATACAATAGGGCGGACAATTGTCTATACGGGATCGATCAGACGTGCGATCATTGGGATGGCTAGATATACCAAGACTTCTATGGATTTCTTTTTGAAGTTAACATGGAAAGAAGGTATGATGTACTATTCGGATATAGCAGCAATGGGGAAGGAAGAAAAAGAGGCGATGGAAGAAGCGGTTTATCATCGAATGCAACCTCCCGATGTTTCTGGATGGCACCGATGGCATCATTAATTTGACATAAGTCAAATAATGGCTTTAGGAACTTCACCTCAATTCGCTGTATGGGTTAATCTGCAAGGACAGGTTAACCCATCGGTCAATCGTTCTATCGGAACGACGACTAAGATGCTGAAAGGCTTGCAACTGCAAGCCGCCGCTGTCAACAAGACGTTAGCGGTAGTCGGCAAAACTATAGCGGCTATGGCGGCTGTTGCCGGCGGATTGTTGGCTATTGGTAGTATAGCGGGGGGGCTAGAACAATCAGTTAATCTAGCTAGACAGAATGAACAGATACAGGAGCAGATGCTTGTTCTTCTTAAGAATGAGAGATTGCTTCGGGGTCAGAATGTAGATCTAGCTCAGAGGGACTTAAAAGCAATAGTAGCTCAGTCAGAAGCACTTGAACAACAGACAGGAATCTATAAGAATGTTTTTGAACAGGGAGCGATGATCTTTGCCCAGACTCATCGAACTTCTGGTGAAATCAAGAATCTCCAATACAGCATGGCAAATCTGCTGGTATCCCAGAAAATGCAAGGGAAGAGTGCGGAAGAACTTACGCAGATTTATACGGCAGTCGGTAAGGCAATCCAAACTGGTATGGCTCGGAACCTTAATTCTGTTGGTGTGTTCTTGACTGCACAGGAAAAGCAACTTCTGATGTTCAATGCCAAGGTGGCTTCCTTTACCGGAGACTATTCCGCCAATATCAAGATTCTTGAAGATGCCATCAATCGAACTTATGGGGGCATGGCGGCAGCGAGGCGAGGAACCCTGCTGGGACAGGCGGACATCGCGATGGCAAATATGCGGGAATCGATGGAGAGGATGGGGGATGCTATTCTTCCGGTTCAATTACGGCTCCAGATCATATTTACTAAGTTGGTTCCTCTAGCGGAACCTATTATCACTAGACTAGCTTTCCTGATAGATTCAGTACTTAAGAGACATCAAACACAACTGGATGACTGGATTAAGATGATCCAGAGTAAGGTGATTCCAGTCATGGTAGATTGGATCAATAAAGGATGGGCAGGATTGATAACTGCTTTTCATTGGTTCAAGGAAAATAGCTGGTGGATTCTTCCAGTCTTGAAGGGAATAGCTGAAGGGTTTGCTATAGTTGCAGCAGGAGTGGTACTTTTTACAACAGTGATACCTGCTTTAGTGGCGGCGCTAGGGACTTTAGCGAATCCTTTAACTTGGATTTTCGGTGGCGCTATGGGGGGATTTGCTTTCGGTGAAAACCTATTACCATTACGAGAGTGGGCGCTAGGGCAGAAGAAATTAGATCCTAAGAATCTAGGATATCCAAATGTCTTCAAGAGGCAACAGCGTACAAGGAATCCGTTACATCCGGAATGGGGATCGGCAATGCGGGCGCAACGAGTAGAAACAGGATGGTACACCCAACTAAACAAAACTCTTCAAGAGTGGTGGGATAAGTATGGGAAACCAAAAATTATTGAATGGTGGAAAGATTTGATTAATTGGTGGCAAACAGAGGGATTGCCATTGTTAAATAATACGATAAAGATAGTTACGGATTTTCTAACTCCAACTGTAAAGGCGTGGATGGGGGCACTGATAGATATCTTTGTTGAGCTAATTAAAACTAAATTGGGATGGGGTCAAGCTCCTCCTCTAGGTGCGCCATCGAAAGGGCAAAGTTTTTTGGATTGGATGACGGGAGGAGGGAGATCCTCTCATGAGCATATATATGGTGAGAATAAGTATAAGGAGTCGATCGCACTAGGTAACGCTCTTCTAGATGCGGGAAGAGCAGCAACAGGGGGTAATCTGAAAGGCATTAATTATAATATACCTGCTGATATTGCGGCTCCCGGCAATAGGCCAATGAAGGTGACACATTATGGGTATGAACCAATTTATAGTCCCGATTGGGATTATAACAGCGCTCATTGGATTGGTGCTGGAAGACCATTAACACATGCTTATACTGGAATTCCAGGATCAACTACTAGTGTAGCTTTAATGGATCGATTAGCTACAAAGTGGGGAGTAAAGAAGGGAGATACCTTCACATATGTAACTCCTTCAGGGAATAAATATATCATGGTGTATGAGGATAGAGTTCCTAAAGGACATAAAGTGCATGGTCAATTTGTTCCTTATCCGGAAGATAGAATGGATGTATTTGATCCCTACAATCGATATCATGGGCAAATTGCACCGGGAGGACATATCGAAAATATACGTCATGAAGGAGTAACCGTTAATTACAATGTCACTCACCATCATCATGGAGAGGACCAATCCAATCAAGTGGCTTCAGTGCATCGAAGGCATATGGATAATCTGAAGAGGATGATCGAAGAGAATGATTATCGCTCCAATCGCGAAGATTTTGCGGGAGCCTATGTCTAATTTTTGACATAAGTCAAATTATGAGTGATGTAGTTGGCACTTCAACTTTACCCGAGGCTACTAACGGATTCGCTGTTAATGGATATGATCCGACTGCAATACCACCTGTACCGGGGCAACCGCCGGCTTCTGGAACTTTTCCGTTGCCGTGGTCGGTCCAGCCATTTGTTACTCCTCCTCCCGCATTTACTCATCCTCCTACTATTCCTTATCAGACGGTCCAAAATGATCCATGGGATTTGATTAGTTTCAAGACGTTTGGAAATGAATATTTTTCAGATCAGCTAATAGTAGCCAATCCTCAGTGGAACCAGATAGTTAATTTTGATCGAGATATTGTAGTTCCGGTTCCGCAGGCGGTAGCTCCCGTATTAGTTAGCGCTGTAGTTTGGGGAAGTACATCTAGATTGACATGAGCAGTTTATTAAACATGCCATCATTGGGCGGAGTTGCAGTTTTTCACGATCAGATACAGATTCTGGTCGGGGCAAGCCAAAGCTCGATGAAAGATGTAACTAAGATGTTTCCGCCTCTGAGTATGTTGAATCTCCACTACCAAGATCCGATCAGTTTTCAAGCAGATACACTGGATATAACCTTTTCAGATATAGGGAATAAAATTATAAACAGTACCCAGATCACTAAGGGAATGTGGATGAAGGTTAAGATTTTACAATATAATCGTGACTATCCAGGTTCACTTGTCCAAAAGGATTTAGGTTCGTTCATGATCGATCAGATTAAACACATATGGCCGATATCTCAAACTACTTTAATGGCATCCTCGGTGCCTATCAGCTCACAGATCAAACTTACGCTCCAGAACAAAACCCGTTTAGCGCAATCACTACGCACCTTGGGGCAACAAGTCGCACAGGAAAACGGTCTAGCGTTTCTATGGGCAGCCCCTGCTGGGAGAGATCGTCCCCTCAACGAAGCCCAGCAGTGGAATGAGAGCGATCTTCAGATGCTTTCTAGATACTGTCGATCTAATGGTCTATCTTTCAAGATTAAGGATATCAATGGGAAGCAGACTCTCGTCATATTTGATGAGCAGGATCTAGAACAAAAGCCGCCGGTCTATACCATCGATTTTGCAAAGAAGGGTGCTGGGATTCAATTGGTGCGGGGGGAACTGACTACGCAGTCACAAGATATCTATAGCACTTCGAGACTATGTTATTATGATCCATATACTAATCAACTCTATGTGGCAGGGGCCGTAGCTCCGCAGGGTACAGCTACGGGATCAGGAGAAGATTATCGGGTATATGGCCATACCAATACTGCGGTTAATGGATCGGGCTCTAACATGTCGGCTAAGGGACAATCGACAGGAGGAGGAGAGCAGAATCAAGTTCCGGGTTTAGGTGGAGAGAATGGTTTCACCCAGGATGCCATGGACGAAGAGGCGCAGATGATGCTGCGCGCTAAGAACATTAAGGAATTTCATTCGATACTGAACTGTGCGGGAACTATCGTATTTCCCACTGGGGTAGCCATTGAATCAGGAGTAGTATGTACTTTTAAGAATATAGGACTTTATAATGGAAATTGGATTGTACAGAAAGTAACGATCCATACGTCGGAGGGTAAATTAGTGGTGGATATTGAATGGAGGAAATGTCTAGACTTTTCGAAGGGTACAACAATTACTGGTGTGCCATGGGTTCCTATAGGTGGTACGGATGAAACGGGTACAGGGGGTGGTGAAGATTAATTTGACATAAGTCAAAAAATGCCTTTTAGACAAAAACAATTAGACAATTATCCGTACCTTGAAGGACAGGTTCGATGTGGACGTGTGACGAAGGTAAGTACGAATAATTGTGTAGCGGCTACGGTCACTTATCCTGATCGGGGGTATCAGTCAAACTATATGACGGTTCTTCAGAGGAACACAGTTGGAGTGCAGGATTTTTATGTTCCGACAGAGGGAGAGCCAGTCTGGGTTTTACAGTATGGGAAGAATCGAGGAATCATCCTGGGGTCAGCTTATACGGATGGACATAAGCCACCCTGGAATACGGGGACGATTCGGGGCACCCTCTATGTAGATGGTACTTATGTGCTGTATGATACGGCGAATGGTGGAAACTATCAAATCAATACTCCTGGCCAAGTTACGGTTACAGCCAAAGGGAATATTACCGCGACTTCACAAGGATTAGCCACAGTCAAGGCTCCTAATATCAAGCTAGATGGTAATGTTGAGGTCACAGGTACACTAACAGTAGATCAGTCCGCGACAGTTACTGGTTTCTCGAATCTGAATGGTGGTGGTAAAGCAACGCCTAATATGCAGAATGCGGATGGATCGGGAGGTGG